TTATACTCATCATAAGTAGTTTCTTTTTCTCTAATACTTTGTTTAAAGTTTAAAACTCTTGGAGATGTAAAAACTAAAACAAAACCTTCGTTTATATCTTGTTGAGTATATATTTCTTGACCTTCTGCTAAGTTTGATATTTTTATATCAGCATTGTTTTGAGAACTGTTAAGATTTATTTCAGTAACAATTATATCTGGAAACTGTCCCCAAACATTAACACCATCAGGTCTAACTTTCTGTACAACCATACCTTCACGTATACCAGCTGGTGCATACTTAGTGTTATTATTAGAATCTTTATAAGTTACAGTAGCTAATCCTTTTATAAAGTTAGGTGCAGAAGCACTCATTGGAGGGTTCATTTGTGTAGGATTAGTTTTATCAGGTAAAAACCTAGGAGCATGTCTAGCTTCAAAAACGTCAACTACAACAGGTTTTAAACTACCTTGAACTAAAGGATTTACTCCAAAATCATACTCACATATAACATCACATTTTATACCTAGCTCTCTTTTTAAATTTTCATATATAAAACCAGAACCACTAACAGTACTTTTATTATAGTTACCATCTGAAGGTACATCTGTTAAACCGTTTATGTTATAAAAACTTCCATCAGGAGTTTCATCAATATAAGTACTATTTGCTTCTGATATAAAATTATAAACTTTATTATTATTATCATCTGCAAATATACCTATTGTTTCTGCTTTAGCATGAGATCGAGCCATAATGTTTGGCTCAGTAAAATTAGAAGCAGTAGGTACGTTTGTAAAAAACGCATTTTGACCTGAAGTTATCCAGTCTGTTAATTGAACATTACTTAATAAAGTTTGAGCTGAACCAATATCAGAACCTTCAGTTGTAGCTATTTGTATATTTAAAGCATCTCTATACTCGCCGTTGGGTACGAGTCTTTCATCGAGATCTTTATTCATTCGACCTCTAGTAAAATTCTTCTTCAACTCTGGCATGTGCTAGTGTTTTATATGTTTAGATTTACCTCTAAGTATTTGAGTAATCTCTTCTAGTTTAATATTAGATAATCTAAGTTTAGCATTTCTTTTAGCTATTCTAGCTTCTTTTTTATAACTCATAACTAAACCTAAAGGAACATTTGCTCTAGTAGATAATATAGCGTGAGCAATATGTTTATACATAGCTTCTTCAGCAAACTTATGCACTTTCATTTCATCATCAGTTCCTAGACTATCACTTATGTATTCTAGTATCACAGTTTTACCAGAAATGTTAGAGCTAAAATGTATAAAGCCTCTTATATCATCTATATAAAAACTACCATTGATTTGAGCATAAGAAGGATTTAAACCATACCTTTGTCCAGTTATTAAATCGTAATTATCATCATCATAATCTTCTTGTTGTTCTAGAGCAACCTGTCCTTCGTAATTAGTAGCAGTATCAGACTTAGTAGTTAACACTAGTTCGTTACCAGTAAACTCATAAAACGGAGCATCACCAGGTGTTGTTGTTTGTGCTATGTTTGATGGATTACTAGTTTGCAATGCAGGATATAAAACGTGCATTATACCAGACTCATCAGATCTACTAAGTTTAACATAGTTAACATAATCTTGAGGAAGTGGCATTCTAAGAGTTGAGGGCACTTCTATTTCATAAGCTTTAGTACATTTAAAAGTATCAAAACTTAATTCTTGTAAAGCTCGTTGAGCATGAAAAGCTACATCAGCTCTTTTTACTTTAGAAATAATTTTATCTTTACCAACATAAGCTAATATAAATTGATTTATTATATCTCTTAATGAAGTAAACTGATAGTTACCAAAGTCACTACCAGCATAATATGAAGCTCCTGTTGTGTTATCTAATAATCCCATTTAGCTATGCTTTTTCTTGTTGTTTTTCTTCGTTTACCATTGTTCCAGCTAAACCACTTATAGTTGGCTTTTCTATAACAATACCTGCTAATAATAATATTTTATTTACTAATGTTGTTTCTTCAGAAGCGTGTAATTCAAAATCTGTAGTACTAGAAGCGTTATAAACAGCTTTTTGTAATACTACATTATAACCCCAAGACACAGTAGCAGGTTTAGCTATGTAATGACAGTTTATATTTGATGCTGAATATGCTGGAGAGCTTGAGCTTGGATATAGTTGTATTTTGTTATCTTCTAATCTTGCGTAAACTGGTCTAGCAGAACTAGGAGCATAAAGAGCTGTTTGAACCATAGTCTCAACTTCTTTTCTACTTACATTTTCTACTATAATACTATTTGTTCCGTTGTTATAAAAAACAGTACCTAATTTATGTACATCAGAAGGTAAAGTTGCTACAGCACCAGAAACGGCTGTTACATCTACATGATCTTTTTCAAACTCTGCTATTTTTTCTTCTATTATTTCTATAGGATCAGAGTACTCTAATGAAACACCAGGTCTTCTACTAAATTGACTTAAATCATAGAAGTACTGTTCAAATATTTCTAGCTGAGCTTGATTAGCTAGTAAGTTAAATTCTTGAGGCGTTATATAACCTCTTTGCTCTTTATTGGCCATTGCCAAAACTCTTTGATATACTGTGTTTATACTTACTGCCATTGTTTATATTTTTATAGTTAAGCAACCACCCTAATAGAGTGGCTGCTCTACTATATAGTGATTACGCGTTTAAGCGCTTTTCTATGTTGGAGTATATCTCCATACCTTCATCTGTTTTAAACCAAGCGGCTAAAGCAGAATATGGGTGTTCATCAAATGGTACTGTCATTATTTTTCTATCATTACTAGACCACATAAAGTAACGTTGATCAGATGATAACTTAATAATTCCAGCTTCTGTAGCTTTGATACCAAAGTTTCTAAGCTGCACGTTGTCGTCTTGAGTTAACTCTAAGAACAAAACTGGATTTTCTTTAGCAAATAGTAGTAAATCTCTTCTAAGCTCTTTAGAACTCATCTTAACAACTTCAGAACCTTTCTCTACACGCATGATAGCTTCTGCTAAATCTATGTCCATTGTTTTAGCAACAGTTAAAGCTTCAACTTCTAACTCTAGCCAGTCAAGTTGATCTTTGGCTTCTTCTACAGGTTTGTATTCGTAATACAATTTATTTCTGTGTGGATGATATAAAGATAAAAGTTTTTGTAAAACAGTCTCTTCTTTTCCAACAAACAAGCTACCGCTTCTAAATATAATGTGAGCTAATCTTTGATCACCTTTCATCTCGTCTACAAATGGTGTTCTTTGATTTCTACAATATTTTAATTCTCTTTCGTATCCTTTTTCTTCATCAAACCAAAAGATGTTTGAGCTTTTTAAACTTCTACTTAAAGGTTTTTTATCACCTTTTAAATAATAAATTCTATCTCTTATCTCCCAACTTGTTTTTTTAGGTTCAACTTTTTTAGGTTTTGGTGCTTCAACAACTGGTGTTTCAACAACAGGTACCTCTACCTTTTCTATTTTTTGTTTCTTTGCCATAATATAATATAATAAAAAATTAAAAAAAGATCGAGGACCGAAGTCCTCGACCTAATAATATTGCTTACTTCATTAACATGAAGTTGTTAGCACCTTGAGTGATTAAACATCTCTCTGATAACATGTGAATTTGCATTGCGTCTAAAGCAGATGTAGCAGCTCCAACTGAACCAGTAGTCCAAGTCTTCATTCTACGATCATCTGTTTGAGAAGCTCTATATCTCACGTGTAAGAAAGGACGCTTAATATTTCTACCTAAAGTTTGATCATAAACAGTAGATACTCCAGCTGGGATAATAACACCTCTAATTGCATTTGCAGCATTAGCGTCGTTAATTGATCCACGAGTAGCTTTGTCGTTTAAGTAACGGAAGTCAGACTTATAGAAGTCGTAAGAACCTCTACGGAATCCAGAGAAACCTAAGTTCAACGCCATATCTTCGTCGTTTTGAAATACTCCGTAAGAAGTACCACCAGCTCCGTAAGAGTTCATAGAAGCTAACATATCGTCAAACGCTAAAGATGTAGCACGATTAACAAATAACATGTTTTCTTCAATAGCTCCTTGAGAGTCAAACTCTGCTAATATAGCGTCAAATTCAGCTAAATCAGTAGCAGCGTTAACACCAGTAACACCTGTAGTTACATTACCACGATCTTCAATAGCAGCAAATAAACCTTCAGTACCATAAGCACCAGTGTGGCTTAAAATAGTAGTGTTAGCATCAAGTAAAGTGTTTGATCCATCGGCAGCAGATAATTCAGACTCAAGCATTGACATCTCAATATAATCAGTAAAACGAGCACGAGTGTCAGCTTCAGCTTTCAAGTACCATAAGTAACCAGATTGTCCAGCTTCACCAGAAACCTCTACCCAACCAATACGAGATGCATCAGATCCTGATACTTCGTAATAATCTTTTAAGATAATTGGCTTGTTAGTAAAAGATTTAAATCTTGGCTCGTTAGCTTTTCTAGTATCAGAAGCCGCAGTACCAGCCTCGTTAGTATAGGTAGTACCTTTTGAAAACTCAGAACCATAAACTAATATAGTAGTAGCTAAGTTCGCAGTAGTACTTAAAGTATCTGTTCCGTAAGGAGAAAAGTCAATAGTATCAGTAGCTACTTTAGTAACAACAGCTTTAACAATACCGTTAGTAGCGTCAGATATAATGATAGTGTCGTTTGGTCTAATACCGTGCTCAGTACCTGTACCACCTGTTGAAATACCTGAAGTATTAGAATCAGCTCCGTCAATATCAGATTGAATTAATATTTGTGAACTTGAATTAAGACCACCTGTAGCAGAAGATACTTTACCTTTGTAAGATAAGTGTAATCTACCTTGTTCAGACCATACAACTTGATCAGATGTCATAGCCTCTTCTGCACCAACTTGAGAAAGGAAACCAGAAATTGTACGAGGTCCAAAAACCTCAGCTTCTTTTTCCATTAAGTCAGGCAGGTATTGTTGCGCCCAACCAGCGGTTGTTTGCGAAGTAAAATCGATGTAATTTGAAGCTAGTGTTTGTTGAACCGAAGCCGGAACACTATTCAAATTACCACCGGGATTTGAAATTGCCATTTTTAAATAGTTTTAAATGTTAAATAAATTATTTTCGTTTTTTAAATCCAAACTTAGAATCAGAATCACTTAACACTCTATACTTAACACCACCTGTCTCAATCTCACCATGAGTTTGTCTAGGTGTCATATCTACGTTTTTAGATTTAGCAATACTATCTTTCATAGCATCAGCCTTACCTTGCTCGTAGAAATGTCTAGCTATAGCATCAGCATTGTTAGCTGTAAAAATAGACTTGTGATATTCTTTAGCGTCTGCAACTTTATTGTCTTCCGTTAAAAACTTTTTAACGAAGTTATCAATACTGCTCTGCTCTTGTTTCACTGCATCTACATTTTTAACATTAAATCTATATTTTTTATCACCAACGTTATATTCAAAACCTTTGAACTTGTTGTTGAAAACTTTATCAGTTTCCTTGATAAAATAAGATTTAGCTGTTTTACTAGCTTTTTCTGTCTCTTCTGACTCTTTGTTGTATCTGTTAAAGAAATCAATAGCTTTTTGCTGCTCTGTAGTGAGCTTGCTTCCAGCTTTAATATCTTCATAATATTTAGACTTCTGCCCGTCTAAGTAGGCTTTAGCCTCGGCAACTTGCTCTTTTAAGGCTATTTTCTTTTTTCTAATATCTTTCTCATCATCAGCTTCTTCATCATAAGAAAAAGTTTCGTCCATTAAAAACGCTCTTTCTTCAGCATCAAGATGAGGTTTAGTTAGTTTATAATATTCTTGTAATACTGTTAAATTATCCATACCTGAATAATCTTGATTAAGTCTTACATAATCTTCTAAGCTTCCACCAGTATCTTCCATAAAGTCTACTAACTTTTGGATGTTTTCTGGTAAAGGCTTGCCAGTAGCTTCAGCTTCAGCAACAGCTTCTTCAACTTCTTCCGCAAGCTCTTCAACTTGCTCTTCAACTTCTTCAGTTACTTCCTCAACAACGGGTGCTTCTTCATTTTGAACCCGCTCTTCTTCTCCGGTAGGTTCTTTAACTTCTGCTTCGACGTTTTCTTCACGTACTTCTTCGCTAACTTTGGATTCGTCGCGAACAGGTACCTCATCTGTGCTTTGCTCTGTAGTGGCATTTTCTTTTTCTGTTTTTTCTTGTGGTGGTTTACTTAAATCTATTTTAATAACGCTGTCGTCTCCTTCAGACATAAATTTAGTTTCTTCCACTTGTTGAGTTGTTTCTTCAACGTTCTCAACTTTTTCTAGTTCTTGTTCCATAATATATAATATAAAAAATTAAGTGTTTGTTATCTAGGTTCAAAAGCACCTAAATTAAATCCACCTCCAAGTATATCATTACCTGAAGATTCAAACTTTTTAGGTGGTGCACCTGTCTTTCTTTGGTCTATAAGTTCACTTTGTTGTGAAGCTTGTATTCTTGTTCTTTCATCTTTACGATCTTCTTTTTCTTTTTCTTTTGATTTTTGACCTTCAACTTCCATACCTTTTAACTGCATGTTGTATTGAAACTCTAAAGCCATGAGTTGTTTTTTAAGTTCAGACTCAGCCATCATCTTTTGCATATCTATTTGACTTTGCGCTTGAGCTAGTTGAGCTTTCTGTTGTGTTAAAGCTTGATTCTTTTGAACTTCAGCTTGAGCAGCTACTTGCTGAGCTTGCGCGTTAGCTTGTGATTGAGCTTGTATGTTTTGTTGTTGTATAGCTTGATCTCTTTCTTGTTTCTTTTTTCTTCTAATTTTTAACACTTGATTAGCTAGTTTTACATTTTTAATAGTACGTAAATCTATAGCGTCTTCAAGATCTATTAAACCTGCAGATAAAGCCATTTGTATATTGTTTTCAAGCAACTGTTTTTCTTCTTCATCAGGTGATAACTCTAGGAATATACCAAAATCATATAAGTAAAGCTCTGACATTTCTTCTAACGTAGCAACATTGTGCGCTCCTAAAGCTTGAACAAAAGCATCAGCTGTTGGAGAATATTCTAGTATATCAGATATTCTAAGTGATAAACACTCTGCAACATGACTTGTTAAATACAAACCAGATTGTAATATATGTCTTGTAGCTGTATTACTATTTGCAGCTGCTAATTTTTGTACACCTACTAAAGCGTTTTTATCTGGCATGCTACCATCTCTAGCTTCATTTAACCCGGTTACATCACGGATCATCTGTAAGTAATAATTATAATTAGCTATTAAAGCTTGCATTTTATTACCACCACTACCACTAGTTATTTCTTGTATAGGTACTTTACCTGGGTTCATGTCACCATCTTGTGTAAATGATCTACCTACAACAGAACCAGTTTGAAAAAACATATTTAAAGCTTCTTGTGGATTATAGTTTGTTCCATTACCAAGATCAACTTCGGCTAAACCATCAGCATCTAAATAAACACCGTCTGGCACCATACGTGACATTACTTGTTGTAGCTTTAAATGTGTTAACTGTATCATATCAGCAAAACCTGTTATACGATTTACTAATGAATCAATTTTACCTCTATATATACGAGGCGCTACAATAGCGTAATTCATTTTAACTTTAGTATAATCACTTTTAGGTCGCATCATATTTTTAGACATCTCCCATTTTAATAATCTATCTGAACCTAATATTAAAGCTCCTTCATAAAGAGTTTCTATAGATCTATCTAATCTACTATAATTACCTTCATTATCAGCCGGTGGATTAAATGTATCGTCTTTTTCAATAATTTTTTCAGCACCACTACCACTTTCTTTTAACTTATAAACTTGATTCATATAAGTTTTATAGTTGAAATATAAAACTTGAACCATATTGTTGTCAGCTTCTTTATATGATGTAGTGTTACTATAGCTAGAATATCTTTTATAATTAGTCTTTTTTATTTCTTCTAAATCTTCTTCAGTTAAAAATGGAAACTGTTTTACAAGTTCATTATATGGTATTTCTTTTACTTCACCTACATAATATATATCATCAAAATAAGGTGAGTCAGTATGTGAGTAAACTAAATTAGCTGGATCAACATAATCTATAGTAACACCTTCAGAAGTATTAAATGATGTTTTAACTGCACCAATACCTAAAACAGTTAAATCATAATAAAATCTTTTTTTAATAAGTTCGTATTGATTACCTTCCATTAAAGTAGTTATAGCTTGTTCTTCTGCTATTTCAATAGCTTGCTTATAACTTAGTTGCATGTGTAGTTCTAACTCTTCTTGAGAACCAGGTAGTTCAAAAGGATCTGTGTTGTACATATCAACATTAAACGCTTCTTCGATATAATCATTAAACTGTTGCATACGCATATCGTCTAGTATATCTTCCATATACTTAGTACGTTTTGAAACACCGTATGGATCTTGTGAGTAAGCTTTTATATCATAAGTTCTTTCAGCAATACCGTTAACTACGATATCAACAAACTTAGGAATAATTGGGACAGGCGTCCAGTCTAGATTTAAATAAGATAAATCACCATTGATAGATAATTCATCTTTATACTTTTGTATTGATTGTTCACCTCTAGCGTATAATCTTAATTTATGAAAATCATTTTTAATTATATTATATCTAGAACGTTTTATATTTCTATCATTATTGAACCACTCTGATTCTATTGCTTTAGCTACTTTTAAACCGTAATCATAACTAACTTTTTCTATGTCACTAACAACTTGACTAGGAAAATATTTTTTATACGCAGACTCTGCCATATTTATTGTTTAATTATTTTAGATATAACCCCTTTGTTACTATATCTAGATATATTTATATTTAGTTTACTTCTTTGCTTGTCAGCAACTGGTTTATAAAGGTGTCTGTTGCAAGCCATAATAGCTAATCCACTACTAATAGATGCATCGTGTTTAGTTCTTTTATTTATATCAAACTTAGACCAATCAATAAGAGTGTCATTAAAATATATATTACCGTAATCACCTGTTTGTTTAACTCCAACATGGTCGTTTATATACATTTCAATAGCAGCTGCATGAGCTTGCTTTATATCTTCACTTGAGTTTGGTATGCCACCTATTTCTTTTTCAGTTGTAGATAACTTGTTCCAAACTTTATCTGGTCTGTTCATACTAAACGCTCTATAACCTCTACGTTTAAAATAATATAATAATCTTGGTTTGTTATTTTCTGCAAGTATTGGCATACCATAAAATATGCAAGCCATAAGTACATCTTCAAAAAACATCTCTGCTGTTTGTGGTCTTGCTAGGTATTCTAAAAAAAAGTGGTTTGATGGAGCATCTTCCATTGAAAACTTTGTTAATCCGTGTAACGCTCCTTTAGAACCTTTGCCATCAACAGTACCACTAATATCGTAGCTGTCACATCCAAAAGCACCAATATGTTCATTGCCTGGGTATTTAACTCCATTTTTTAAAAATACTCTATTTTGTAAATTTAACGCTGGCACCCAGCTAACATTAAATCTACCGTTTTTATCTGGCATAAAAACTACTTTAGTATCTTTTACACCGTTGATCCATTGAAAGTTTCCTGAAGTAACAGCTGCACTGTTTCTTATACCTTCATTATAATCTATTTGTTCGTATATTTTAACTAAGTTAAATATACTATTTTTTGTTTCATCTCTAAACGCATGCTCTTCAGTTCTTGGAAACTGTCTGTAAAACTCGTTTAACGCATCTTGATCACCTTTTAATCCATCAGCTTCGTTATTCCAATGATCAATAACACCTATATCTATTAGTTCTCCGTCAGGTCCAAAACTTTCTTGTTCTGGGGTATTGAATACGGGCTGTCCAAACTCATCAATAAATCCTTCATAGTTCCACTCCATTGGGATAAACAAAGAATATAAACCAGAACGTGTTTGACCATTTCTATTTCTTTTTGTGACATCACTGTCTTTATACAACTTTTTAAAGTTATCACCACCTTTATCTAATGAGTTACTAGTTGAACCCATCATACATTTACCTATAATTCTACTACCTAATCGTAAACAAGTTTTTGTTACACGCCAGTTGTTTAATATGTTATCAGGTCTTTCCCATTTACCACTTTCATCGTGTACTAACAGATTAAGTTTTTCTCCATCATAACTGTTGTCACCTGTATTTTTCCAATCAATAGTAGTGTCAAGTCCAACCAACTCTTCCTGCTTTTCGTTGGCAGTAATTTTTTTACGCGTAAACTTACTTGCAGGTACGCGATAAGCAAGTTCAGACTTAGGTCTGTCCATACCGTCTTGTATCGGTTTAAAGAAAAACGGATAGTTAATCGATATAGGTACGACTTTATCTGTAAACATTTTTTTAGCATCTCCACCACTTTTTGATAGTATTCCATATCTAGAGTCACTCGAAATAGTAGCCAAGTTAACTGTTTCAGCTGATGACATAAATGAGAAACCACTACGTCTGTTTTTTAAGTAACACATACCATAACAACGTTTATCAGCTTTACACGCTTCCCAAAATATAAAGAACAACCTGTTGGCTTCTCTAAAATCTGGAGCACCAACATCTATTTTACTCCATTGTAAATACATATAATGGCTACCTGTTATATAAGTAGGTTTACCATTATTCATAAACCAAAATCCTTCTTCTCTACGCTTAAACTCTTCATCTATAAAATCATACCACTTGTCTTTACTTTCTTCTGGGTATGCTCTCCAATCAAATATATTTTTAAGCTTACTTAATTCTTTTGGATATTCTATTTTTTGCCATTTATTGGCATTTGACAATCGCAATTGCACTGGTTCCAACGGCAAACCAATTGACAAACCTTGGATCTGAATAATCTCTCCAATTTTACCAGTTTTTGATATAACGACGATATCATTTTCTTTATTGTATCCATATTCCCATTTACGTTTTTTGTTAAGTCGATTGATTGTTGTCTTCTTAACTGGTTCAACTATTTTATATAAACTTTGCTCGTAACTCATTTCGATCTGCCTTCCGCGAAGCCTTTAAATACTCGTTCTTTTTTTTCTTCTTGTGTCTTTCCTTCCAGAATATTTTCTTCTTCTTGTATACGGTTAAGTATTTCAAACGCATCAAATATAGCTAACTTTTTAGTAGCTGCAGCATTTTTTAATCTATCAGCAGAAACATCATCATCAGTGTTAGTAATGATTTTTTCTTTAGCTACATTAATCAACTCTTCAACCGCTCTGTGCCCAGCTTGGATTATAAGTTTCTTCGTTTCCTTTATATTCATATTTAATTGTAATAAATTTAGAGTAAACTCTATATAACTTTTCTCCATCTATAATAAACTCATATTTAGAGAACGGTGTAAAACCTACAACATCACCTTCTTCAAAACTACCATCAGTATATTTAACTACACCTTTTGTAGGATCTTCTTTTTCTAAACCCCAACTACTCTTGTTTTTAATTGGTTTTACAAAACAAAAACCTTTTAATGGTTTCCATATCGGCTCTTTAAACCTAGTCCATGGTGTTTTAATTTTTCTTAAAAATATTTGGTCTTGACTTATTATATAAGTATTTTCATTGAACCAAGCTTTACTATTTCTTTCGTTACCTTTTACATCATGCCATCTTCTAAAAACATTATGATGAACTATAATTTCATCACCTGGTTTTATACAAGTGTCACTTACAATAGGACAACTATGAACAATAGCTTTACGGTTGATATATTCATGGTTAAATATTTCTGTGTTAAGTATTAATTCTTTATTACCTAACTTTTTTTTATTATTATATCTATCACCAACTGGAGATATAACATAATTATAAATACTTCTCATTAATATTCTAGATTATATTCAACTGATATAGCCATGTTTTTATTAAAGTCTTTCCAAGGTATAACAACCTTTTCTTTACGAATATAAATAGAGTACTTATCATCTTCTTCTATTATATCGCAGATTACATGACCTCCATACACTTCCTGTCCAACAGAGTAGTGCATAGAGTCAATTTTGTAATCTTTACCTATTGTTATCTTACGAATTAGCTTTGCCATTTTCTTCAGAGTACATTATAGAACCGTCGTTAATATTTATATTATCTGTTCCATAATCATTTTTAAACTCAGTCCTAAGCTCATTTAGAGCACCACCTAATTCTTCTATTATTTTAACAATAGAGTGTTTTTGTAACTCAAGAGCTCCTAATTCAGTTTTAGCTCTATTTATATTACCAACAGACTTTTGCAATTTTTGTAATTGTTCATCTGTTATTTTTTCTGCTTTAGGTTTAAGGTCAACGACCTTATCCACCTTTGGTGTTTTTCTTTTTGCCATTTTATTTAATTTAATTAGTTAATATTATTTACAAACTTGTAAATGTTGCTCCTGTTATTGTTAAATCGTTTCCTGCTATTAGCTCTGTACCATCTGTTTCTAAAGGACAATAGTAAACTAAAAATTCAGCTGCAGAGTGTTTTCTTACGTCAAAAAACTTACCACTATTATATAGTTCTGCAATTTGTGTTGCGTCAAGATTCCTGTTAAATATAGCTAAGTCTCTAACACCATATTTATGAAAACTACTTTGATAACTAAATGTTCCTAGTTCAAGAATATCGTATTGACTTTCATCAGTTGATAAAGTATCATTTCCACCGTCTACCATAGTCATTGCATTACCATTCCAATATATATCCCAATCACCTGTTCCTCTAGTCCAAACAAGGTTTACTAATCCATTATCATTTGTGTTACCTACATTGTTTACGTCCCACAAAACTGAATCAGCACTACCAGTTCCAGTACCAGTTATACTATTATTATCACTTAAAGTAGCATAGTCTGTTTGTTTTAAATTACTACCAGCATCAGATCTAGCTTCACCCCAAAGTCTATTTTGAAAAGTTCCAGCTCCGTTTTCAAATTGGTAAAATAATCTAATACCTTCATGAACAGTGCTATCGTCACCTAATATAAACAACCCTATAAAGTTTGCTCCACTTTCATCAAACTGCCAAGTAGGTTTTACCCACATAGAAATAGTTATATTATTATGGATATCATCTGTAGAATCATTAGTTCCAGAAAGCTGAGTACGTATAGATTCGTTAAGAGTTAGTTGAGCTTTATCGTTAGATCCATCAAAACTTAAAAACTGAGTTGCCCAAGTAGCTTTAGCGTAAGTCTTTGTTAAATTATTACCTAACCCTAACATTAAACTCCTAAATAACCAATTATCATTTTAGCTGTAGTAGCGTGAACTTCAGTATACCTTCCATATATAACAGTTCCAGCTGGAATAGTGTTGCTATTATCAAGCTGAACACCACCAGCACCAGATATAGCTGTTGGATTGCTACCATGAGCTATATTATGAGCGGCAGATTCAGTTTCAAAAAACTCTACACCGTTATCAGCATCTTGCTCTGCTTTTAAACCACCACTTGCTTCTAAAGCAGTATCTTCTAAAAAGTGTATTGCTACAAATACTTTTCCTGTTGGAGCTTTCATAGGATTAGCAGTATCATTAAATATACTACCCATCTGTCCGAATTGGTAAGCTACTTCTGTTGAATTTTGTCCCATTTTATTTTTCTTTTATTTGTTCGTTCTTTTTTGATGAACCACCAAAGAAAAAATCTATGATGGTATTAACTTTAGCGCTCATAGCGCCAAATATTGTAGAGATGAAACTAATTTCAAACTCTCCTAAATCTATTGATTTTGTTACAAAGTAATTAAACATTACAAATGTAATACCAAAGTAAGCTACTGTAAATAATGAAGCTAATATCTTTTGTATTAAAGCATCGTCTTTATACATATCACGTGCAGATTTACGATCTTCAACTTCTTTTGCAAAAGCTTCTTTTTCTGCTTCAAGCATTAATTTTTTTAAAGCTAACTTTGCAGCATCTCTCTCTTTGTCAGTTGTAATTACTTTGTCGAGGATACCTTCTGCGTTATCAATTACTTTGCTAAAAAGTCCTCCTACTAAATTTTGTATCATACTTTATTGTTTTCCCAAGGAAGTTCATTACTACCTTCCTCATATTTTTTACCTGTATATGGATCTATTATATAACCGTTTTGTCTTCTCCACTTAGCTCCATGAAAATAAACAAAATCATCATCATAAGTTTCAGATCCTATTCTCATAGCTGTATTGTGCTGAACTTCATGAACCATAGCTCTTCTATACTCTTGGCTGTTCTCGTCAATATCTTTACTAACAAATATACTTCCATCAGCATTAGCTTCAGCTACAACACCTTTATCAAGCTTTTTTTTAAATACTGGTACTCCAGGTACAACTTCTTTATTTCTTGCAAACTTAAATTTAGAAGTTATATTACCGCCACTTGCTTTTAACCCTTTTGATGTACCTAATTTAAACGCCATTAATAATCTTTATATTTTCTAATTTCTTTTCTAGCTTCTTTAGTAAGCTTACCTTCTTTTTTTAATTGTTTTCTAGCTTTTCTTTTTGCTTTACGTAACTCTTTATTACCAAACAAAGCTAGCGGGCTTTTCATTTTAAATGCCATATTATCTGTCTTTGTCTTTTATCATATCGTCAATAGCTTTATTATAAACTTTATCAGTATATGATTTGTTATTATAGAATATACTTCTGTCTGATATTGGTAAATCTTCTTCTGCTAACAATATTCTATATATTCTACTTATTAGTTGGCTGCACTTAAACGAAGTTTTATATACGCTATATTTTATCGTCGTGCGATTTCTATGTCTCCAAACTTCTATCCAGCCTTTTCTTCTTAGACGTTCCCATCTTTCTTTATCCCAAGAGTATGTATAAGTTCCGTCTATAAATTCTTGTCTTGTAAACCGACCTTTACAGTCTAAGTATATTAGTAGTTCAAGGTCAGCATCTTTTAACCCGTAAGTCTTACAGGCCCATTTTCTAACGAGCCTGTAATACTTAAGGATTTGTAATTCACGTAAATCGTGAGAAGTTAATCTCATCTATTACGAGTCAATAGCTAATGTACAGCTCAAAATGTCAGGATGTGCAAAAACACCATTAACGTCGTCACAAATTGTAACGTAACCTAAGTTTTTAGCATTTCTTTTAGCTCCTTCGATAGCTTCTGCGATACCTTTGAATACAGCTAGTTCAGCATCTGCAGTAACAGTTAGAGTAACAATATCAGCCGCAGAACCGTCTGTACCACCACTACCAATTGAACTACCAAATTTTACTAACAAAGTACCATCACCAGCTACAGTCATACCTAGTAGGTTTGAAGCTGGATACGCACCAGCATCATCAGCAGCATCGATAAAAATTAAAATTGGATCAGTCATTTTTAAAAAGTTTTAATGATTAATAAATAATTTGTTTACTGTTTGTGTTTTATGGATTAAAGTTTATGGTTTAGGTTTAATCAATTAGTACCACATCGCGTGCGCGAATAACCTGGTACAATTTATCTTTATACTGAACTCCGTGTCCAGCGTGTTTATCGTAGTAAACTACGTCTTTATCTTTTATAACTTCAACTAAATTCCCAGTTGAAATAACAGTAGCTTTAATGTATCTATTATCTTCATCTACATCTTCAGTCATTATTAGACCTGCGACCTTTTTAGGTTCAACCTTAAGCTTCTGTACCACTATGTAATCGTTAACTGCCTTCATTGAGTCTCATGTTTGAAATTACACAATCTGCGGATATAATAGTAGTCACAACTGAAACCGCGTTTTTAAGCGCCGACTTGGTTACAAGTACGGGGTCGATGATACCAGCTTTGATCATATCCATCCTTTCTCCAGTAATAGCATCCTTACCATAACCCTCGTGGTCAACAGTGTCTTCCATGACAGTAATACCAGCATTAGCCAATATAGTATGGAAGGGTGCTGTTATAGATTTTAGAAGAATCTCTTCACCGACATTGTCGGTTGGAATTTTTTGAGATGCGTTAAGGAGGGCAACGCCGCCCCCTGGCACAATCCCTTCTTTCAATGCAGCCTTCGTAGCATAAATAGCGTCTTCTACTCTATCTTTTTTCTCTTTCATCTCCACCTTAGAGTTAGCACCAACTTTTACAATGCCAACACTACCAGATAGCATAGCTAGTCTTTGTTGATGTTTCTTTTGTATAAACGGGTTTTTCTCCCATTTATCAATAGTTTTCTTAATACTTTCTATTCTTTCCTCCATTTCATCTTCTGGAGTATCTATAGTAAGTACTGTTGTTTTATCATCAGTAACAGAGGTATAAGCCTCACCCAAGCAGTCTACGTCAATTAAATCAAGATCATCACCTAGTTCTTCGTTAATAACCTTAGCTCCAACTAAAAATGCTAGATCTTCTACAGTATCTTGCTTAGTAGGGCCAAAGCCTGGTAGATCAACGATGTTAATCTTGATATTGCCTTTAACCTTGTTCATAAGCAAAGCAGCTTTCACTTGTTGAGCAACTGGTGCTACGATAAGTAAAGATCTGTTATGCTTAATAACATGTTCTAATACTGTTTGGATTTTACGTATGTTAGGGATTTCAGAGGATACTATAAGGACTAAAGGATTCTCTAGTTCGCAGATCTGCTTCTCTTTGTCAGTAACAAAATGAGGCGATGTCATACCTACATCTATCTGAACACCGTCTACAACCTCTACGTAAGTTTCTTCAGTTGATGACTCCTCCATTAGCACTACACCGTCCTTTCCTACTTTCTCATAAGCTTCAGCTATAATCTCTCCTAGTTCTTCATCATTGTTACATGAGATAGAACTTACGGATTTGAGCATATCTCCTTCGATCTTTACAGAAGCGTTGTCTAAGTATTCATTGACTTTTGCTAACCCGGATTTAATACCATCCTTTATTTCTCTAATGCTAGATTGGTCGGTGTTTGATACCTCTTTTAGAAGTGATTCAACAAGGACGGTAGCTGTAGTAGTACCGTCACCTGCTTCTCTCACTGTGTTTTTAGCAGCCTCTTTAATAAGTGTCGCACCCATGTTTTCAACCGGATCATATAAGACTACGCTTTCCGCAACGGTTACACCGTCTTTTGTTATGACCGGGTTTCCTCTTGCATCCTCGTATATAACACACTTACCAGATGCTCCAAGAGTAGACTTTACTGCTTGTGCTAGCTTTTCTACGCCAGCAATTACCTTTTCTTTTGCAGATTCGCCAAAGTTTAGATCTTTGACAATCTCGCTAGGTTGACTGTATTCCATTATAGTAAATTAAATTAAAATATTGCTTATTTTTCGAAAGTTTTTACAACCTTAGGCCCTTTCGTAGCCTCTAATTTCTTAGTGAAGTGCTCAATACTACCATCGATAGCTTTTTCTGCACCTTCTAGGGTTTCTCTACGCGTGACATCTACAAAGTCGTCACTATTAGGTTTAGAAACCTCTGTTTGGTAGTAACCATTTGGCAACTGAGTGATCCTCCAGTTCTTTTTATCTGCAAGATGCATCCATTGCTCTTTGGTTTTCTCGTTTACTTGTGGATTTCCGGTCCACGAACTTGTTTTGTAATACAAATACGTCATAATAATTGGTTTTAGGTTAATAACGTGGTTAATCGGGTTTTCCGATACTTCTATATCATTACAGAATACTGTTACTTTTTAGTCTTTTTTTTCTTTGGTACGCAATTAGGCACTTTTTTACCACCTTTCTTTTTCATACCTATCATTTCATATCCTTTCCAGCAAGGGTTTTTTTTCATTTTATAAGCCATAGTTTACCATTTTACTTTGTCTGCCCAAAAAGCAGCACTGAACTTACCTCTTTTAATATTCCTTCTATGCCTAGCTTTAAAAGACTTTCTTTTAGCCTTCATTTTAGCAGATTCACCTTTCTTAGGCTTACCAGCGGTAGAGGCACCTTGTTCTCCAAAGCGTATAATCTTCTCTTTACCACCTTGACATGCTTTAACTACATGTGATTTTGTTGGATGTGATGGTGTACGCCTAGGAGCGTTACACTTCATCTTTGATTTATCTAGTCTTTTAGCAGCCACAACCTTCTTTTTTAGTTCCTTCACCATCATTGCCACGATTAGCCTTTACAGACTTGAACTTCTTGTCCTTGTGATCGTAGTCCTTACCCTTTATATTCTTACCAGCTTTAATAGCAGCACGACGCTTGCGTTGATTCTCCGCCTTTTTCTTACGTCTAGCGGGAGTCATAGCGGCTTTCTTGTCACGAATAGCCTTCATACGTTTTGCAGTAGCTGTTAATTTCTGTTTCGCCATTAGTTTATTGCGTATCTAACTCCTTTGTACATATAGTTGTTTTTACCTTTTTCTTTAGCCTTCTGCATAGCCACTCTCTTTTTTAGTGCGTCCTTTTCTTTTACTTTCACCTTTTTTACAAAATCCGGCATATCCTTATTTTTAAATTAATACTATAGATATTATTACATAACATAAGTGGATTGTTAAAAGTGTGACAATAGCTTGCTACTAATACTTCTTAATAGGCTTATGTCACTATAAAAGTTGTTATAAATATAGGAGTATAGTGCAACCCCCTATCCCCCTGATAGCCAGCCATTTACAAAAATGATTTTTATTTACGCCACGGGCCCCCTTTTCATATATTTTCGTTACAATTTTTCGCGTTTTTCTTTACATTTCACACAGAATAAATACGTTGTTGTTTGGATAATATATATGTAACTACTAAAAACTAACTATCATGAAAACATACATCAAGAACATCAAATCTACTTGGAAGATCTATAAGCAAGGTAGATGGCCTAAGAGGAGTATGAATATATACCGCTACATGTTATTGTATACTGTAGAGTATGTTAAGTGTAAATTAACTACAATATAAATACGAAGTAAACTGGATAATATATACAAATAAACTATTAAACTAAATTAAATTATTATGACTAAATTAACTAAGAAAAGATTTGTTATCTCAAAATCTCTAATCGGACAAAACATTGAAATTACTTTCACTACTAAAAAAGGTACATTCACTTACAATCATGACGATGTATACTCAATCAATCAAGAGAAACTTGAAACTATGGAGTGTTTCCAGAAATATGGTAACTACACTAACAGTAACAACTTACCTACCTGGGCTCGACTTACAAAGTAATACTGATGAGACTTCAATAGTCGAAACTACCTCAACTGGTAGTCTATTACACTCCAATAATACAAAATAAATACAAGTATATTGGATAATATAAATGAAATTAAATTAAACTAAATTAAATTATTATTATGGAAAATTACACTACTTATGAAATCACTGGATTTCAAAACCTAAAAAACCTAATTAACAAATTGAATAATGATTCTAATGTAATTGATTACACTTATGAGTGTGAATCCAGAGGAGAAAATGATGATACTCATGAATACTTTGTACAAGTAATATTCTCTAAATAATAATAAATATTACAAAACCTAAATCTAATAAATATTACAAAACAGTGACAAAAGGGTGTTACTAATCCTTACTTAACTACCTAATGTCACACTATTAAATTAAATTAAATTAACTATGACTTTATACATTTTAGAAATTATTACTATTCTTACAATTACTGGTACAATTTGTTACATAATGGAAAAATTCATTATGAAGAAAGAGAGTGAGTGCAGTAACTCCTAAGTAAATTTATCACTTAAACGATTTACCTACTTTTAACTTACAAACTAAATACGATACTCGTTGGATAATATATATGAATCAAAACTAATAAATTATGACCTTAAAAATTAAAATTCTTCAATTCTTATTAAAAAATATATTCAAATATAATAAGAATGATTGTCGAGAGAAATGGATGGAGACGACT